ATGCAAGCTGACGATACGGTTCTCGCATACATCATCGATACCCAAATCGAGATCTTCGAGCAGGCCAGACTGGACCTGCAGCTTTCCATTCCGAAGATTGCCCAGAAGGCCGACCTGTCTGTCGCGACGGTCCAGGCATGGGCACAGGGACGCAATGCCTTGTCTCTTTGGGGACTGAAGAAGCTGCTTCGTGTCGAGGCGCTCCGCCACCTACTCTCTCGACTGTTCGATCCCGAAGAGGCCGCGCTGGTCCCGGTGATCAATGACCTCGACCACGACGCCGTCGAGGATGCCTGCCGCGAGTTCCTGAACCGAAAGGCCGAGGCGCATCACAAGGACAGCCCGAAGGGCCGCGATATCTCCGACTGCGAACGCGACGACCTCGACGAAAGTATCGCGCGTCTGCGGTCGCGGACGAACTGAAATCCGACGCAGGGGCGGCTGCGAAAGCGGGAGGATGGGGGCCAGCGTTTCCTACCAGGCACGATCGGAGCGGAGGCGCAATCCCTGCCTAACCGCCGTGTCGAATCCTCCCCCGCCACAGATTTGAAAGGTCCGGCATGAACGCGATCACATTCCAGAGTCACGGTTCGCAGCAATGGCGGATGCTCCGCCGGAACCTCCGAGACGGGATGCCGATCGAGGAAGCCGCACCGCTGTCCAACATGGGCCTGCTCGAAGCCGAGATGCTCGCCGACCTGGACCGCAAGAACCCGCCGCCCCCCGAAGCCTTCGAGCTTCTCTACGATCCCGACGCGCCGGCGGCCGCGTCAACCACTGAAGCAAAGGAGGCCGACATGGCCAAGCACGAAGAAGAAGGCGCTGGCGAGTACAAGCGGCCCGATGCCGCCAAGGCATTCGAGATTTACGACAAGCAGATCAAACCGAAGCTAGTAAGGATCGACACCGCCAAAGGCGAATGCTCACAGCCTTGGCAGGACATCAAGGAAATCGCGAATTATCCGCGTGAAGTGATGAACTTCATCATCAAAATCGACACCATCGAAGATGAAGCAAAGCGCGATCACTTCCTGCTCGCCCTCTCTGATGGACTTAGAGTCCGCAAGCATTTCCTGCCGCGTGATTTGGTGACGATAGCGAGAGGCGAGGACGGTGCCGAACTGGTCCCGACCGGCGAACGTGACGACGACGAGCTGCTTGTCGACCAGGACGAAGACGAAGGTGAAGGTCTGCCCCTCGCCGCTGCCGAGCAATTCACCGAAGCCAGCGAGGAAGAGGTTGCGCAGCAGACCGGACGTGGCCGCGGCCGCAAGAAGGCCGAGCCCGCCCCTGGCACTGGCGCGGCGGCACGCGCCGCGATGAGCAAGCCCGCTTCGCAATCCGCAGCAGCACTGAACTGATCTTGTCGTCAGCGCTTCGGCGCTGGCGCCACCGGACCGTGGCAGGTGGCTTACCCGCCTCTTGAATGGCCTGCCACGGCGAGGATGGCGCAGATTTATGGGGGACCTCAAATGGGTTTCGAAACCATCGAGAATTGCAAGCCGAATGCCTCGCAAGACAGTGTTCCTGCCGATGGCATCAGGATCAAAGCCAGGGTACTGGCCCGCCGCAATGGCGGTGAACCGACCCGCTATATCCAGATCTCCGTCGGCACCGGCCTTGCCAAGAAGCTTGCTCTCAACGGCGAGGAAACCAAGGTCACGCTGGCATTTGGCACCGGTCCCGATTCCGGAAAGATCAGGCTTGCCGTCGACATCAGCCAAGGATCCTTCCCCGCCAGGCGTGACAAGAAGGGGCGCTACGCCATCACGTTGAATGGCCCGAGTTGCGACGGGTTGTTCAGTCTCGATTTCCCGACCTTCACGATCCCGGAAATCGAGCCCATCTACACCACCGGCAAGCCGCCCGCGATCATCTTCAAGGCATCAGACGAGATGCTCGAGCTCGCGGACTGATCCGATGAGCGGCTATCTCGCACTTGATCTCAGCAAGACTTCGACGGGCTGGGCACTTTGGGTGCCAGGCACCGATGCGCCGCGTTACGGCCACTGGCAGCTTGGTTCCCAATGGACCACCGATGGCGGTGTCTACGCCAAATTGCACCGCAATCTTTCCGACCTCCACAAGGTCATGCCGTTTGAGAACCTCTATTTCGAGGAGCCAATCAATCCGGCTCATCTCTCCGGCAGCACCAGCATACAGACCGTATGGATGCTTGGCGGCCTCGCCGCACATGCGCAGTCGTTCGGCCACATCAAGCGCTGCCGCATTGTCAAAGCCGTCAACATCGAACGCTGGCGCAAGGACTTCATCGGCGACATGGTCGTCCGAGAGGTCAAGGCCGGTGTCCGGCGGAAACGCAAAGCCGGTGAGAAGGCCAGCGCCACCGACCAATTGAAGCGGCTGACGATCGAACGTTGCCGGCAATACGGCTTCACCCCCCGCAAGAACGACGAAGCCGATGCCATCGGCATCCTGACCTATTCGATCCTGCTCGATGGCGTCACCCCGCCCTGGGTCAGCGCCGAGACGCTGCGGCCGGTCTTCGAAGGCGCCGGCACATGATGGCCGCACGCCCCTTCGCCGATGCCGGAAACATCACCTCGACTGAGGAAGAAGACGCGATCCTGTTGGATCTCGCCCGCCGCGATGCGATGCGGTCGATGCGCTTCGAAGTCCCGGATGCCGAGGAGTATGCCAGGCGCCTCCCCGCCGGTGTCGTCGAGGCCCTGAAGAGTGGTTGGAAGTCTCCGACCGGCTTTCGTGTCACCTCCGACCGCGCAGATCTCCTGCGCCCATACAGCCTTGTCGAATGCAAGGGCACGCACCTCAGCGCCTTCGGTCTCAATGTCCGCCGCGTGCTCCTGCAGTGGGACCGTGAGGAGGCCGAGGAACAACGTTGGATCGGGAAGAAGCGGACATGAGCAATGACAAAATGACTGCAACCTCTGAACTGATTTGCGGCCTGCAGTTCGAGATGTTCCCTGTTGAGCGACCTTCTCCGCGTGAGATTGTGGATGCGGCCCTAGCTCATAACCCTGTCGCGATCTTCGCAATGCTTTCCGGTGGTGATGGCAGTTTGGGGACCACACATTGGTGCATGAACAACATCCCTGGATGCGAAGTCCTGCATATCAACACGGGGATAGGCATAGAGCGAACGCGCATGTTTGTTCGCGAGACATGCAAACAGCAGGGTTGGCCTCTAACAGAGCTTCGCGCGAAAGAAGATTGCGGGCAAGACTACGACGAGATCGTTAGCGAGCACGGCTTCCCCGGACCGGCCGGTCACCAGTTTATGTATGCTCGGCTCAAAGAGCGTGCCGTCGAATTGATTGTCCGCCAGCGCAAGACCAACCGCTCAGACAAGGTGATGCTCCTCACCGGAATCTGCCACGACGATAGCGTGCGTCGGAGTGGCTATGGCGGGCGCGAAGTAAACTTCAAAGGCGCTCAAATGTGGGTAAACCCCATGTACTGGGTGGGCCAGAGCTTCATCTATCACCATCTCAGGGCATCCGGTCTGCCACGTAACCCCGTGGCCGTTGAACTCGGAATGTCGGGAGAATGCCTCTGTGGAGCATTCGCCAACAAAGGAGAGTTGGCAATCGTAAGGCGGGTTTGCCCGACTACGGCTGCTCGCATTGAGAATCTTCAGAGCCGCATTTCAAACCGACATCCTTGGGGATGGGAAGAACGTCCGCCGAGAGAGCGAGACACCAAGACGATCGAGATGTTCTCCCCGATGTGCGTCAATTGCCTCAAGTCGGAAAGGCTCGACGCATGATTTGCCCCGTACATAATTCTAAGCTCACTGTAGCCCAGACCAAGGTCCTGCGGGTTCTCGAACAGGCCGCTGATGCCGGCCGCCCCTGCCCCACCAACATGGAGATCTGCGACCGCGTCGGGATCGACGACGTCACGCCCATGATCCGCGCCCTGGCACGCAAAGGGCATATCATGATCGAGAGCGGTCATATGTGGCGCATCGTCACCCTAGTCGCCAGCGGCCGGGAGCTTGTGTCGACCTCGGCGGCGAAGCGCGGCCGGAGGTAAGACCTGAGATGTCCGGCTTCATAGCTCTCTACCGTGACACCAAGGATCATCCGCTATTCGCGGGAGATTCACAGCGCCTCGGTGCATGGTGCTGGCTCTTGATGACGGCTTGCTGGAAGCCGAGCCGCTTCAATGTCGGCGGTACGACACTGACGCTCGAACGCGGTCAACTCTGCGTGTCCCGCGCTCAACTTTCAAAGGAATGGGGGTGGTCTCCGTCCGCGGTAGAGCGGTTTTTGACCCGGTTGCAAACCGAACAGATGATCGGACGGGAAACCGGACAGGGTCGGTCAATCGTAACTATCTGCAATTACGAGAAATATCAGGACCTGAACGGAGAGGCCGGACAGGCAACCGGACAGGCAACCGGACAGCCACCGGACAGCCACCGGACAACTAAAGAACAAGGGAACAAGGGAACCATTATAGAGGAAGAGACTATCGTCTCTCCCTCTGACGCGAGCGCGGGTGAAGAACTTGCACTCGTCGGACGCGATGAAATTCCATCACCGAAACCGAAGCGCTCGACGATGGCCAAGCGCCAGTCCGGTATCGACACACCACTTCCCGAAAACTTCCAGCCCAGCCTTGGACCGCAAGCCCAGCGCATCGTCGACGGCTGGCCGCCCGGCATGCTCGATCGAGAACTCTTCGCCTTCTGTAGTCACGCCGAGGCGAATGGTCGACTGGCCAAAAACTGGAACGGGGCTTTCGGCACCTGGATCGCCAAAGCCGAAGAACGAAGGATCTCCAATGGCAACCGAAGCACGACAGGTCGGACAGGTACTGCCCGCAGTGGCGCCTCAAGCGGAGGTTACAAACCTGCCGCTGGCTTCCAGCGTCGACTTGCAGAGGCTCGATCTCGCGAAGCTGCCGAAGCGGCTGACCGATCAGATGATCGCTCGGCTCGAAGCAATGGCGAACTGCCGTTTGCCGGATCCAGAGCCTTGCCGAGAGAGTGATTTCATGGCGGCGATGACAGCCCTGCAGGCCAGTTTGCCCAGCCAGCACCGTGGTGACATCTCGCTCGAGGTGCAAGCCGAGACCTACCAGCAGATGCTTGGCAAGTACCCGTTCGAGGCGATCAAGTACCTCGAGGTGAAGGCACTGGAACGATGCCAATGGTTCCCAACCATCGCGGAGTGCCTTGCGATCCTCCGGGAGTTTCCGACCCGCAATCCGCTGGCGGCGAAGCGCGATACCGTCCTGCGTCGGATCAGCCAGGAGCACACCACCCGCTTCGATGACGCCATGGCGCGGCTCGCGGCCGAGGATGCTCCGCAGGAATGGATCGACGCCCTGCCTGATACCTGGAAGCAGATCGCCGAGACCCGGATGCTGCTCTGGCTCCATCCCGACGGGGCCTACACGCTGCGCCGGAGAAAGCCGGCGTGAGCGATGCGGCCGATGATTGGCTGGCCAATGCGCCAGGCCGTTGGCCTTTCGAGGACATGTTGGCGTGGTGCGAGAACAACAATTCGCTCCCGGTCAGCCGCGAAATGGAGCGCTGGTACTACGTCGACACCGTCGATCTGCCAACGGGACGAACGAACGAAATCAAGGTGCTGGAAGGTGTTGATGCCGCAGCAGCAAGGAAACTCACCAGAGGCGAACTCGGAGACTTCGCCGGATGGCCGGAGGAGCGAATGAAGGGTTATCGAAGTTGGCTCAGGTCCTGCATCAGGCGCGGCGTCACCAACGCCAGATACGCCCAGATGACGCAGGGAGGCTTGCTGTGACGATCAAGCGAACCAGCCTGACCCCTTACGCCAAGTTCATGCAGGACCCCGATCCGGCCGGTGCCCGACGCTTCGCCGCGAAGCTCTGGCACGACAACGGAACGATCATCCTCCTGCCGGACAGCATCGCTCGCCTGCCCTGGCAGGACCGGGAGCTTCTGGAACAGATCACCGGCAAAATTTACGGACAAAGGAACGATTGATGACTGATGGGTCCAAGAATTTGACCGATGCAGAGGCTCGTGAGGCCGCACGGATCGAACGGGCTGAAGCGGCACGCCGCTATCCGATCGACGAACGCCGGCGGGTCAAGGCGGTGATCGAGCGCGACCGTGCCGATCGTGCGCGGGACGACATGCGCGAAGCGGCCCAGCTTGAGGTCAGCGATGGCAACTTCGTCCACCTCGACGACACCGTCATGGAACCGACGCCGGAATGGAAGGCGAAGGGCGACGTCGAGCGCTTCACGCCCAAGGCACCGGATGGGACGGTACGGTCGGTCTCGACGGTGCGCAGGGTCCGGACGCCGATCATCAACCAGCTCCATGGCCGTGGAAGCATTACCGATGATCAGCGCGCCGCGTTGGAATGGTATCGGGACCAGTTCGAAGCCGCGCGTCTTGATGGCCGCTACAAATCCAATCACCTCAGCCTGTCCGGCAATACCGGCGGTGGGTCAGGCGGGCTCGGCCAGTCCCCGATGCCACTGAATGATTTCGAGGCTACGGCAAGGAGGAACCTTCGGGCGGTTCGATCCAGCATGACGGCGATGTATCTGCGGTTCCTCGACGCCGTCGTGATCGAAAATATTCCGCTGACCAGATCCTACATCTTTGCCAAGTGCCCACCCCGCAAAGCCGTCGTCAGATTCCGCCAAGTATCTGAAGAGATTGTAAAATTCTGTCAAAGTGAGCGTGTCGACCTGAAGAAATCCACAGGCGATTCGGAGCGGGGTTGACCGTGTTCGAGATGTCAATCATTTTTCTACCATCGCGTCAGAGGCATGAGGAGGTCATGTGACTACCTCTCAACGACGCGATAAACCCATGAAATCTGCGGCTTTCTGATATGGCGCGACCGGCTACAAAGCACTCGGCGCGGCTGAAAAAGCTCGAGGAAGCAAGGCCGAAGGTCATGGCCTTGCCTCGCGGCGAGATCCTGACCTCGCAGCCGATGGCCGGCATACTCGGAGTGCGCTGGGCCACCCTGCGGGACTGGTGCGACGAGATCGATGGGTTCGAACAAAGTGGCGCCTTCATGCGCGGATCCAACGGCTTGAAGTACGAGTTCTGCCCGGTCCGAACCATCTGGTTCCTGATCGAGCATTTCCGGGCCTTAACCGAAACCGAAATCGAGAAGGCTGAGCGCATCAACGCCATGGCCTTGGGTGCCGATGCGCAAACCATGCGCGGCATCGACCTCGATGACATGAAGAAGATCCTCGATACACAGGGTCGCCTCATGGACATGCGGGAGCGCGCCGGCGCCCTGGTTGATGCGGGAACGACCCGAACGGTCCTGAACCAGGTCTTTTCCCGGATGCAGGAAGTCGCGTTGACAGCACCGCAGGAACTGGACCCCTCCGGACAGTGGCCTCCGGAAGTACGGGCGATCATCGACAAGGCCATGCAAGGTGTACTGCTCCGCCAGCGCGCAGCGGCGCGCACGGTTATCGAAGGGCTCAGACAAGGAACGGATTGACGCATGAACGCCTTGATGTCGCCCGCTGCATTGCAGGACGGCATCGAGGAACTGGCGTCCGGTGAATGTCTAGTCGACGCCTTCGATCTGATCGGTGCCGCGATCGAGCTGCTGACCCCGCCGGAATCGATCAGTACCGTCGACTGCGCCGAAAAATACCGCAAACTGCCGGGCCCCGAAGACGGCGCCGTGATCCCTTATGATCGCTGGCGGACACCACACAACATCGGGCCGATGAATGCACTCGATGACGAGGCCTGCAACCTTCTGGTGATGCCGAAGCCGTCACGCAGCGGCGGCACAGCGGTCATGGAAAACTACGTGTTCAAGCGGATCAAGTTCGGTCCGATGACATGGGTTTCCTGGGTCCTGAACAGCGACGAAGCGGTAACCGCCTACTGCCGAAACGTCGTGAAACCGATGTTCGAGTTAAACCCGGACTTGCAGGCCCGCGTCGGCACCGCCCGCGGCGATGATACCGATGCCTTCAAGAAGATCCGGGGCTATCCCGTCGAATGGCTCAGCGCCAAGGACTCGACGTTCCGGAACCGCCAACCCGGCGTGATGGTGCTCGACGAGTCCGACGCCAACACCAAGAAGTACCAGTCCAGCCCGCGCACCCAGATCGACGGTCGCCAGAAGCTTCTGGGAAACCGCAAGAAGGGCGCGATTATCTCGCACCCCGACCTTGGCTGGAAAGCAGGCGTCGGCGCCGCCTACGAGGACACCAGTCGCGGCATCTTCGTCCTGCGGTGCTGCCACTGCCTCAGCCACGCCGCGGCCTACGCCACGAAGTTCTGGCCCGGTGTCCCTCAGTTCAAGCTGGACTGGCAGAAGGATCCAGAGGCTTCGACCGACGAAAGGCTCGACATGGCCGAGAAGACGGCCGCGATCTATTGCCCCCATTGCGGCGCCGCGATCAGCGATGACGAACGAAGGGCCATGATCGATGCCGCCGTGACCAGCGGTGGCAACGCCATCGATGGCTACATGCACCGCGGCCAACGGCTCGATCCCGAAGCCGGTGTCATCGGCGATCCGGACCCGACGCCCAATCGGGGTTTCTGGGTTCACGGCACCATGCTCAAGACCGAGACGATGGGCAAACTGGCCCGCGACTACCAGGCGGCCCTGATCCACTACGAGCGCACCAGGGACCCCAAGCTGCTCAAGGAATTCATGTCGAAGCAGCTCGGCGAGATCTTCGAAGGCGCCGCGACGCTGGGCAATCTCAGCGCCGACAAGGTCATGGAGCGCGCGAAACCATCGGATCAGAACCCTGGCTACGACCGCGGAACAGTCCCTGCAGAGGTGCGGTTTATCACCGCCGCGGTAGATACCGGTGCCCGCAAGTTCGACGTCGCCTTCAAGGGCTGGGATCTCGAGGGCCGGTCCTGGCTGATCGATCGCCTCACAATCCGGCAACGCCGACACGCCGATGGGACGATGCGCGACCTCCACTTGTCGCAGAACGTCGATGACTGGCTTGTCCTGATCGACGAGGTTGTGGAGCGGCGGTTCCCGCTGGAAGACGATCCAGACCTCGTCATGCCGGTGGCGTGCATCTGCGTCGACAGCGGCGACGGCAACGTGACCTGGAAGGCGCGCGAATTCGCACGCCGCGCCCTCACCGCCGGGCATGTCTGGGGCAAGCGATGGGCAAAGGTGAAACTCATCAAGGGTGCCAGCGGCAAGCGACCGGCGGTGCCTGATGCCCCGCGCAAGGTCGACAAGGGTGAGGACGGCAAGCCCGTCGAACCAGTCATTGTCGAGTACACGCTCGGCGCCGACGAGTTGAAGGTCACGATCTACGAGCGTCTTGCCATCGATGACGGATCGCCGGGAGAATGCAGCTTCTATCGCGGCTTCGAGCAGCGCTTTGCCGACGAGTTCTTCGGTGAAACCAAGACCGACGGCAAATGGGTCCGATCCGGCCCGAACGAAACTCTCGACCTCTACGGCTACGCCGAAGCGGCCCGGCAAATCCTGAAGCCGGACCGAGCAGACATCAAGTGGGCCCAAGGCAAACTGCCGCCTTGGGCCAAGCCCGTTCCCCTTCAACCGAAAGGGGGTGATCCGGTCCGCGGCGGGAACGAGGCACCAGCACAGGCAGAACCGAAGAAGAAGCGGAGCACGATCGACCGCTTTGCCGCACTGAACCAAAGGAACTGAACCACCGATGGCCACCATCACTGAACTCGAGACCTACATCGCGGAGGCCGAAGCCGCTCGCCATACGGTCGCGACCAGCGGTGCGGTCATGGACGTCTGGCGCGATGGCCGCCGTCTGCGGATGCGGATCGGGACAGTGGCCGAGCTCAACGAGTACATCGCCACTCTCCGCTCCGAACTGGTGCAGGCCCAGATCGAAGCCGGCGTGACACCGACCCGCCGCCGCCGAGCGATCGGCCTGGCATGGAGAAACTGACGTGGGCATGATGGCAAGTCTCAGGGCCGCATTCAGTTTCGGCGGCAACCAGACCAACCAGAAGCGCGATGCCGCGCGTCATGACATCTCGGAATTCTCGGGTTGGCGGCCAAACACCCGCTTCGCCGGAACCACCAACTACGGCGATGCCGATACGATCCGGAACCGGGCTCGCAGCCTCGACGAGGATAATGGCTGGATCAATGCCGGCCTCGATCGCCGCGTCGAATCCGTCATCGGTTCGCGTATCCGCCTCAGCGCCCAGCCCCGTCATGAACTGCTGAACCGCGACTATGCCTGGCGCATGGGCTGGACCGCGTTGGTGCAGTCCCGTTACGAGGTCTGGGCCAACGACATCGAGCATCGCAATGATGCACGCCAGCGTCTCAGTTTCGGTGCGCAGGCCAAACTGGCCTACCTGACCTATGCCCGGGATGGCGCCTGCGCCGCTGAGATCCGCGACAACGCCCGGGGCATCAGCAACACAACGAATGTCCTGCTCATCGAACCGGAGCGGGTCAGCCACCCCCAGGACCGCGGCCTCATGGAGTCGCCGCGTCTACGCAACGGTTTCGCCTATGACGAGAATGGTGCCGCGCTCGGCGCCTATGTCCGTTCCGCTCATCCGGCCGATCCCAATGCCGGTTTCGAGACCGCACGCTGGGATTATATCCCGATGCGTGGCCCCACCGGCCGCGCCAAGTTCCTGTACTGCTTCTCGCCCCGCCGGGTCGAACAGGAACGCGGGGTCAGTAAGCTTGCCGAGGTCATGGTTCCGGCAAAGATGCTGGACCGGGCCGATCGCGCCGAAGTCAACGCCGCCCTCAAGGCCGCGATCTTCTCGCTGTTCATCAAGTCGCCGGGCACGACCGATGATCTCGAAGGAGCCCTGAATGCCCCGACCGGTGACAACGAAAGTGGCGTCGATCCATGGATTGATGCCTACCTCGGTCTCCGGGAGAAACAGCCGGTCTACGTCGAAGGCGCCCAGGTCACGCACCTGCTACCCGGCGAGGAAGTCCAGGCCCCGAACGCCTCTCACCCGAACTCGAACTATGCTGATTTCGCGAACTTCATCCTGCGCAAGGTGGCTGGTTCGCTCGGTGTGGCGCCACCACAACTGTCCGGTGATTGGGTCGGCATCAACTATTCCAGCGCCCGCGCGATGCTCAACGAGCTCTGGCGTTCATTCCTCGAAGACCGCCACTACTTCACCCAGCACTTCCTGACCCCGATCTATGCGGCATGGCTTGAGGTCGAAGTGGCCAATGGAGACGTCAAGATTCCGGGCGGCCCCGCGAACTTCTACCGCAACAAGACTGCGATCTGCATGTGCGAGTGGATCGGTCCCGGACGCGGATCGGTGGATCCTCTCAAGGAAGCAAACGCCAACAATCTCGACGAAGCCGCGGGTCGCAAATCGGTGGTCGAATCCATCCTCGAAACCGGGCGCGATCCTTCTGATGTCCTGGCCGAAGAGGACTGGTACCTCAAGGAACGTGCGAGGCGCGGGCTCCCTGAGATCAATCGCAACGTCAAGGCAGCGCCCGCGGACTCCGAGGAAAGCGGAACCGGTGCGACGCAGGACGATCGTGACGGCGACGGCATCCCACAGGAAGACAAGCGAAAGAAGCCTCAGAAGGAGCCCGCACAGTGACGGCATTCCCGCTCTGGGCTGAACGGCTCTACAACAGGCCGCTCGCCCTTGAACCGTTCAAGAACGAAGTCCTCTGCGAGTTCGCGCAGTCACGCATCTTCGGGACCAAGCCCGACAAGATCACGTCGGCCGAACTGGACCGTCCGTCAGCACTGGCGAGCGAGGCATCATTCTACCGTGACGGAGAGCGCCTGCCCTATGCCGTCAAGGATGGCATCGCTGTCGTTCCGGTTCGCGGAACCTTGGTGCAGCGTGCAGGCTGGCTCGATGCCGAAAGTGGCCTTGTCGGCTACGACAGGTTCATCAAGGTCGCCAAGACGGCGTCGAATGACCCCGAAGTTTCCGGCATCTGGGTCCCCTTCGATTCCGGTGGTGGTGAATGCGCCGGGCTCTTTGCCGCTGCCGAAGAACTGGCCAGCATGGCAAAGGCCGAAGGTGGCAAACCGATCTACGCCTGGATCGACGAGCGGGCATGCAGCGCCGCCTACGTCCTCGCCAGCGCTTGCGACAAGATCCATGGCCGCCGCGAAGCGATGGGCGGCTCGATTGCAGCCATCATCAACGTCATCGACAAGTCCAAGGCCTTCGCCGAGGCCGGACTTAAACCGATCGTTGTCCGCTCCGAGTGGGCGGACCGCAAGGCCCGCGGCCAAGCCGGTGAGGAGATCGATGCCGAGACCGTGGCGTGGTTGGCGGGTCTCGTCGACGAAGCCAGCAATCAGATCGTCGAGTTCGTTGCCGCCATGCGCGGTATCAAGCAGCAAGCCATTCGCGACCTGCGCGGCGAGGCTTTCACCGGTAACGACCTCGTTAAGTATCGCCTCATGGATGGCATCATGGCGGAAGCCGATGCCTGGGCTGCATTGAAGGCCGAAGCCCGGTCCGCCTGACCGGCAAATCAGGACACCAGACATGACGACAAGCAAACGCCTCGCGGCGTTCCGCGAGCGCGCCGAAGACGTGCGCGCCGAAGACATTCAGACCCCGGACTGCCCGGGAGACGAAGACCGGGAAACCCCTCCCGAACCCAAATCCAGGAAGAAGGAAAAATCCATGGATGAAGAGCAGAAGGCCGCCCTCGACGCGGCTCGGACGGAGGGCCGTGAAGCCGGCTTCAAGTCCGCGAATGATCGCATGAACGCCGTCTTCGCCTCCGAGCATTACGCCGGTCGCGAAGCTATCGCCGCTAAGATGCTCGGAAAGGCCAGCATGACGGCGGAAGACATCATCGATGTCCTCGCCAGCACGCCGAAGGAAGCCGCTGGCACTTCGGCCCTCACCGAAGAGGAACAGCGCGCCGCTGCCGAAGAGGCCGGTCGCCAGGAAATGAAGGCTGAGCTCGGCAAGACCGAGAACAGCAAAGTCGACCCCAACGGCAACGGCAAGTCCGAGCCGAAGCAGAGCGCTTCGAAGGCTTGGAACAACGTCATCGCCCGCATGACCCCGAACAAGGCCGCCTGACCGGCGCGCCCCTCCGAAAGGAACTGAACAATGGCTGCACTCACTGAAGGGATGCACGAGGGCGAGTTCATCGGCGAACTTGCTATGGGCATCGGCTACCACATCAAGGAAGTGACCCTGACCAGCGGCGAGAACCTCGTCGCGGGCGCCGTCGTCGGCAAGGTCACCACCGGCGGCAAGTACGTCGCCTACGACAACACCGCCAGCGATGGCTCCGAAACCGCCGCCGGCATCCTCTACGCCGCAGTCGATGCGTCGGGTGGCGACGTCACCAATGCCCGCATCGTGTTCCGCGGTCCCGCCATCGTGAACGGCAACGATCTCACCTGGGACGCCGCCAATGACGCCGCCGCGATCACGGCCGGCAAGGCGGACCTCGACACCCTCGGCATCAAGGTCGCCTGACGGCGAGCCTAGCAAAAAGGACCTCTACCCATGGCTCACATGGATATCTTCAATGACGATGCCTTCGGCCTCGTCGCCATGACCGAAGCCGTCGAGAAGATGCCCACGGTTCCGACCTTCCTCGGCAACCTTGGAATCTTCGCCGACGAAGGCGTCACGACCGACGTCGTCTCGATCGAGCAGAAGGGCATGACCCTCGAGCTGATCCCCACCAGCCAGCGCGGCACCGAGCCGCCGATGGGCAGCACCGACAAGCGCTCGCTGCGTCACTTCTCGATCCCGCGTATCGCCAAGGGTGACCAGGTATTTGCCCGCGAGGTACAGAACCTGCGCGCCTTCGGCACCGAGAGCGAACTGGAATCGGTGATCCGCGTCATCGCCCAGAAGCAGAACAAGCTGCTGACGGAGCACGCGCTGACGATGGAATACCACCGTCTCGGCGCCCTGCAGGGCATCCTGCTCGATGCCGATGGGTCGACGCTCTACAACTACTTCACCGAGTTTGGCATCACCCAGCCCACCGAGATCGACTTTGATCTCGACAACGCCAGCCCGACGGCAGGTGCCCTCAAGAACAAGATTGCGGCGGCAAAGCGTACCGCGATCCGTGCCCTTGGGGGTTCTTACGTCCCCGGCATCACCCGGTTCCTCTGGCTCTGTGGCGACACCTTCTACGACCAGTTCACCGCTCACAGCGACGTCCGGTCGACTTACGCCAATTGGGAAGCGGCGCAGGCCCTGCGCGGTTCGGTCGGCTCGGTCTTCTCGACCTTCTCGTTCGGCGAGATGGAATGGCACAACTACCAGGGCACCGACGACAATAGCACGGTCGCCATCACGTCCACGCAGGCTAAGCTGGTCGTGCTCGGTGTTCCCGGACTCTACCGCCGCATCAACGGTCCGGGTGAGTCCATGGAAACGGTCAACACCATGGGCCTGCCGATCTACTCCAACCTGGTTCGCGACGAGAAGCGCAACCAGTGGGTGCAGCCGGAGATCTTCTCCTACCCGCTGCACATCTGCACCCGCCCCGAAGTTCTGCTTCGCGGCAAGAACACCTGATCCCTGACGGGAGCACCGGGAGCGCGAGGGCGGCCACGTGCCGCCCTCCGCTTTCACGAGCCGTGTCCGCACGGTTCCTGAAAGCGAAGGAGCCACCCATGAAGATCAAGGCAATCACCCAGATTATCGATTGGGACGGCCACGACCGCCGTGCCGTCATCATCAATGCCGACGAGACCGATACTGTCAGCGACACCTTCGGCAAGATGAAAGTCGACGCCGGACAAGCCGAAGATGTCGATGGAGAGTACCTGCCCCAGCTCGACCACGACGGCGACGGCAAGCCGGGCGGGAGCACCGCTGGCGAAGGCGATGACATCGACGCCTTGCGCGCCGAGTACAAGGAAGTCCTCGGCAAGAACTACTTTGCCGGCTGGGATGCTGCTGAACTGCGGAAACGGATCGATGAGCACAAGGCTCAGGAATCGGGCGGCAGCACCGGCGACGAAGGCGATGACGCCGACGAAGACGAGGCCCCGGCGGCCTGACAATGGCTCTCCCCAACCTCGAAGACCTCACTGCCGACCTGGACCGGAAGTGCGCCGACATGCTTGGCGAGACGATCCAGTACAAAGCCGTCGGTGAGGCCTCCTTTTCCGAAAAGAAGGCCCACGTCGATTACCGCGACGCCCTGAAAGCAATAGAGATCGCCGAAGTTGTCGCCCAGAACATCACCGTAGCGGCGCTCAAGGCCGATGTGTCGGTGAAGCCGACCGGGGCCTGCCGCATCGCGCTATCGAAGCTACCGGGTCGCACCTTCAAGCCGATCAATGTCCGTAGCGACGGCGCCGGCACCGAATGGAACTTCGAACTCGCGGACGTCAGTGATGGCTGACACCGCACAGGGCAAGATCATCGACGCCTTCAAGGCCCTGTTCGAGGCCGATAGCGATTTGAGCGGCATCGGCATCATCACCGACCGCAGCCCCGATGAAGCTATCGCCGACGAGGAAATCCCCTGCATCGTCATCAGCACCGAGGCGTGGGGTTTCCAGAACGATTTCAGCCAGGGCCAGACCCGGCACGAATTGCTGATCAATTTCGAGTACATCGAATCCAGCGCCAACGTCGGCATCATCGGCCGCAAGGCTCAGGAAGTCATCGCCTACATGCTCGCTGCGATCGGGTCGGACCCGACGCTGGGCGGCAGGCTTGAGGACTTCGACGAACGCGACGTCGCGCCCCCGATGGACAACGGAAAAAGCATCGGCGGCTCCTCTCTGCAGGGCCTCTGCACCTTCTACACCCCGCGCCGCGATCACTTCACGATCGTAGGCGTCGGCGGCGCCACCTTCTGAACCGCTGAGGACATCTGACATGACGAAGACCAAGCCGACGCGGCTCCCGACCGCGACGATCGATTTCAACGCCCTCCACGATGCGCTCGCGGCAGGCAAGACGATGGCCGAGGCCGAAGCCATTGGTCGCGGCGAAAGCCCGGCCGTCAAGGCCAAGGCCAAGCCCGCCGAACCCGTTCCCGCAGCTCCGGTGACTGACACCGGCGCCGCTGAATAACCGCCGAAAGGAAGGACCTCTTCATGGCACGCAAGACCAACAAGACCGCGCTTGCGGTCGTGATGCAGAGCGCGCAGGGCACGTTCGACACGCCCAGCAGCACCGACGACATTCTCGCGATCTCGAACCTGCAGTTCAACATCCAGGGCGTGACGGCGACGAACAACGAGTACACCGGTTCGATCCACAAGAACGGCGACGACCTCGCCGGCAAGGTGATCACCGGTTCCTTCAACGTCTATATGCGCCCCCCGGGCGGCGCCGATGTCCCGGCCGCGGATGCCTATATCCCGGGTCGCTTCCTCAAGGCCGCGAAGTTCTCCGAGGTTCGCACCACGGCGGCTATCCCCGTCGCAGCCGAAGCGCTCGGTGTCGGTTCCGATGAAACCAATGCGGTTCTCGGCACCACGGCCAGCACCAGCGATGACGTCTACAAGGGCATGGCGCTCCTGCTCTCCGACATCGCGGCCACCGCTTACGACAAGATCACGGCGATCCGTGGCTACACCGGCTCATCGAAGACCGCCGAACTGTGCGAGGAACTGGCCGCCGCTCCGGCTGCGAACTACCAGATCCCGAAGCAGCTCAGCTACCAGCGCGATGTTTCCGAGACGGATGCGCCGTTCCTGTCGATGTCGCTCTGGATCGATGGTCTGCGGTACGATCTCGTCGATACCAGCATCTCGGGTCTGCGCTTCAACGTCCCGGTCAGCACCCGCGACAGCGCCTCGCAGCCGATGTTCGAGGTCAGCTTCACCGCGACGATCGATGACTATGCAGACCAGGCGACGCCCAGCATCCCGGCTCTTGGTGCCGTTCCGCTGTTCAAGGACGGCAAGTTCTTCGTTTCCAAGTACCCGGTCGGCGGTTCCAGCGTCACGGTCGACTTCGGCCTGCGCTCCGCCTACCCGCCGAACCCGAACTACACCGATGGCTCCGGCCCCGGTGAACTGGTCGAAAGCCGGACCACGGTCAGCATGGACCGCCAGGCCTACCTCAAGGCGCAGTTCGATACGCTGGCCCTTGCCGAGGCACAGGCACAGCATCCGGTCTTCGCACAGTGGGGTTATGCCAGCGGCGCCATGGTCCAGCTCGTCATCCCTGATGCGCGCTTCAACTACCAGTCGCCGCAGCTCGGCCAGGACTACGTCACCGAACAGGGCGACATGTGGGTCGACGTGTTTTCACGCAACGTGAACGTAAATTTCCCGTACTTTGCCTGATCCCCGGCCCTGACGGGCCACAATCCACCCCAAACCTGAGGTCAACCACCCCATGACCACTTACCCGCTTGAAGCCGGTGAGGCGGAGCCGTTCGTTCCCGCCTCGCTGGCCCATCTCCCTGATCCCCCGACGTTCTATCTGCGTTGGGGCACCCCCCGCGAAAAGGAACAGCAGCGCCGCGTCATGGACGAGGAAGGCGCTGTCATGCATGCCGAAGAGGCGATGCGCGGCGAACTCCTCAAGGGCATGAGGAAGCTCTTCAGCGAAGAGGACTTCGCGGCATGGGAGCCTGTCGCCAAGTCCTGGTGGGATGCCCGCGACGCCCATGAGCGCGAGAATAAAGACGTACCTGCCGATGAGCAGGAGGCCTTCGTCTTCGACCGCGAAGACATGCTGATCGAGATCCTCGAACAGGTCGCCCGGGACTGGCGTCCCTACCGCCTCATGACCGCGGACAATAACGCCTATCAGCGCATGCTCGGCCACGTCATCAACTCGGTTATCATCGAGCGCTTCGAGAACGTCGATGTCCCGGTACAGAAGCGCGGCCGCTATCTCACCTTCGATTCTGCCCGCGCCCTAGCCGAAAAGCTCGACCGGCTTGGCCGCGAACATGCCGCTGATGCGGTGCTTCGGCCCGCCCAGGAACTTGGGCTGGAATGCATGAAGCGCCTCTACCTCGACAAGGACGCGGAAAAAAACTCCGCCTCGCCTGCGCCATCCGATCCGACCCCGGATACTTCGAAGACTGGCGCGGGCGAAAAGAGTGGGTCGTCGAAGGCGTCGGCACGTTCGAAGAGAACCCGCGCGGGCGCGTCGGCGACGCCGAGTGGAACCTGATCGCGATGTATCGTCGCTGTGACATGGGCATGGCCGGGAGGGTTTGGCCGGATGGCGGCGCCTATCTCGACCAGCCCGTGATCCTCATCGATGCCTTCACCGCGATCGGCAATGCCCTCTACGACTTCGATCCGAACCGGAAATCCTGATGTTTGGCGCCGACGTCCGTGGACCGACACGAGGCATGGTGGCGGAATACCGCCGCTATGCCATCCAGACTTTCGAGCGTGCCGGTGTGCGTACCGTCGAGACGATCAGCCGGCGCGGCAAGTCCGCTATCCGGCAAAGGATGGCGGGCGCCGGGCTTGGCCGTCTCGGCAACGCGATCGGTTCCTCGTCGGACACCGAGGTCAAGCGCTTCGGCGGTGACAGGTTCTCGGTATCGGCGCAGTTCTTTGCGCGCACCCGTTCCGAACGCACCCTTGGCGCCCTCAAGGCCTATACCGAGGGCGCCAACATCACCCCGGTCCGGTCGCGCTGGCTCTGGATCCCCACCGACAATATCCCTCGGGTGTCGAAGCGCTTCCGGATGACCCCGGCGCTGTGGCGGCAGAACGGCTTCGACAAGAAGATCGGTCCGCTGGTTCAGATCCGTAGCATCAACGGCAATCCCCTCCTCGTCGTCCAGAACGTCGGCGTCGCCCTTTCTGGTCGCAAGCGTTCGGCAAAGTCCCTCACCCGTTCCGGCATGCCCCGCAAGGGACAGGTCGCCAAGGAAATGATCGTCGCCTTCATCGGCATCCCGCGCACCGCTCGATCGGCGCGCGTCAACATCACCGAAATCCTGAACCAGGTCAGGGCTGAGATGCCCGCGATCTTCTCGTCTGAACTCGCAAAGGAGCGTCGCTGACATGGCCGGAAATTCACCGACCCAACTGCCGGCGTATATTCAGCTCCGATACGAAGAGAACGGCGTCTTCGACCGGTTCTCGAGCGCGGCAGAGCAAGCCGCGGCGCAGACCAAGAAGCGCTTCAATGCGGCCTTCAAGGAAACTGAGAGCCTCGTCACCGCTGCCGTCGGCCGCATCTCCTCGAAGTTCTCCGGTCTTGATCTCGGTGTCGGCGACCTGCGCCAGCAGAAGGTGCAGTTGCAGCAGTACCGTGACACCTTGGCATCGATCTCTCAGGTCGCCAGCGGTCTCGCCAAGGAGACCGGTGACACCTCGATCCGCACCAAGGAATATCTCCAGGCCCTCTCCGCTCAACGCGCTGAGGCGGAACGTGCCCTTCAGGTAGCCGAGGCCCAGATCACGACGTATTCACGTCTGCAGGGTGCTTTGGACAAGCTCAGTGTGGGCAAAGGTCCGGACCTGCGCGATGCGGTGCAACGCCTTCGTGACGGTGATGCCGCGATCCACAGCGCAGCCCTTTCCGGGGCCACACTCGAGCAAGTCATGGCCCGCGTCGCCAACAAGGGCAATGAGGTCAAGACTGCTTGGCAACAGGCTGCTCGTGCCGCTGAGGAAGCCGCAAGGGCGCAGGCTGCCGCGTTGGCTGCACAAGGCCCAACCCCGGCAAATGCACTGCCAACGAACACTCGCTTCGGTGCCGAAGCCATTGTTGCCGGTCAGGCTGCGATGGACCGTGCAGCCCTGTCTGGCGCAACGCTCGAGCAGGTTCTGGGCCGCGTCTCCCAGAAGGGCGACGCCGTCACCGCATCGCAAAAAGCGATGGCTGCTTCCGCCGAACAGGCCGCACGCGATCAGGCCCAACTTGCCCTGGCAGTCGATCGCCTCAATGCCGAGCTCGATCCCGCCGTAGCGGCGACGCAGCGGATGACGGCGCAGACCCGGCTACTAGACGACGCACTGAAAGCTGGGGCGATCGATGCGCAGCGCCATGCACAGTTGATGCAGCTTGTGGCGAATGCCTCTCACGAGGGCACCACAGCCTTCCGGGCGGTCACCAATTCGCAGGGCGCCATGCGTGTCGCCATGATCCAGTCCGGCCAACAGATGCAGGATCTCGCGATCTCGCTGTATTCCGGACAGCGCGCCAGCGTCGTCTTCGCCCAGCAGCTTCCGCAACTTGCGTTCGCCCTCACCGGCCTCGAAGGAAGCGCCAACAAGACCTACGACCGCATCGGCCGCTTCGCTACATTCCTTGCCGGTCCATGGGGTCTGGCTGTCGGCCTCGGTGCAGGCGTGCTGGCCACGTTGATCTACAACATGCTCGACGTCGGCGAAGCTGCCGATGACGCTACTTCGAAGACCTACGATTTCAGCGACAGCCTCGATGTCATGAAGTTGAAGGCTGAAGATGCGGCTACAGCGATGCAGCAGCTCGCTTCCGCTACCGCAGCGGCGATCAAGGAACAGGGCGACTTCCTGCAGAACCAGGCGCTGATCGCCAACCAGTCGGTAAGCACGCTGGAACAGCAGATCGCGCAGAAGCAGAGGCAGCTCGACGATCTCGTCAATCAGACGACGTCATTCTCGTTGCTACCCAAGCCCTTCGTCGCCAATCAGATCAGCACCCTGCGGGAGCAGATCAAGAGCCTCGATTCTGCGCTCGGAAGCGCGCGAGAGGCATCGGTCAATGCCGACATCGCCCTTTCCCAGCGCAAGGTCGCGGACTCTCTGGATGCCGCCGCGGCAGCAACGACCAAGTACGAGGATGCTCTTGGCAAACTCAACACCGAACGGAGAAAGTCGGCTGAACTGGAAAAGTCCGGCGATCCCCTGGCGTTGGCTACGAATGGCGGGAACTATCTCAGCAAGGATGACTACGAAAAGCGCCTGACCCAGATCCAGAAAACCCGCGATGCCGAGATTGAAGCCGCGCGCGAGGCGGAAAAGAAAGACCGGAAAAAGACCGGGGGCCGGAGCGGTGTCGACAAAGCTGCCCGCGAGGCGGAACGGCTTGCCAACTTCGGTGACCGTGCCGCCGAGGCCATTGCCCGCATCAACGAGCGCTTCGACGACCAGCCCAGACTGGTAGATCAGGCCGCCGCGGCGACGCGCCAGCTCGACGACGTCATTGCTGATCTGGAAAAGAGGAAACCAATCGGTTTCGAGCAGATGATCAGGGATGCCGAGGCGGCCAAGGAAACGGTGCAGGATGCGCTGGTCCGTCCCTTCCAGGAACTGACGCAGGAATCGGGCCGTCGCCTGCAGATCCAGACCTTGCTGGCCAAGGGACGCGAGGACGAAGCCGATGCCTTGACCGAGGTCTGGCGCATGGAAGACCTCGTCGGAAAGCTGAATGAGGACCAGGTCGGATTTGTCCGCGACGTCGTCCTTGCCGAGAAGCAGCGCACCCGCGAACTCGAACGTCAGCGCGCACTCTTCGAGGCTCAACTCGATGTCCTCGACACCGCGAAGAAGGACCTGACCGACCTCCTCTCCGGTCGCGGTTTCAACGTCTCCTTCAAGACGATGATCAAGGACCTGCAGCAGGCGTTCAAGGACCTGCAGGGCAAACGTCTCTTCGACAGCCTATTCGGTGATGTCTTCCAGCAACTTGAGGACGAACTTCGCGGCCAGTCACCGCTGGGCCGGGAATCGCAGAAGCTCGCCGATGAGATGAGCGTCGCGACGTCGGCAACCGATGATCTCGCCAAGGCCTTTACCGAAGGCGCCGCAGCGATCCGTGGGGCCGCTTCCGGGGCGGCGAACGACAACGGTGCCAGCGCGGCGTTCAATCAAGCCTTTGCCGATATCGGTCTGCCCGGCGCCGTCGGCAGCAAGGATATCGTTGTCACGGCAAAGAAGCCGATCGACCTCTCGAGCCGCTCCGCCGTTGAACTTGCGGACAAGATGGCCGGGGCCATGGTCTCGCCGCTGCAGCAGGCCTTGTCCGATGCCTTCGGAACCAGGTTCGGCCAGATGCTCGGCGGCGTCCTGCAGGGAGCCCTTGCCGGGAAACTGGTCGGCGGAACCACCGGCGGCATTCTTGGTGGCCTCAAGGGCATCGTTGACCAGACCGGTATCTTCGGCGGCGCCAGCGGCGGCCTCTCCGGTGCCTTGGGCAAAGGTCTTGGCGGCGCTGCTACCGGCACCCAGGTCGCCGGCATCGCCAACGCGCTCGGCCTCAAGATGTCGAACAGCGGTGCCCAAATCGGCGGCGCCATCGGCTCCTTCATCCCGATCCCCGGTGGCGAGATCATCGGCGCCATTGCTGGTGGCCTGCTCGGCGGCCTCTTCAAGAAGACGAAATGGGCCCGCGTCCTACTCAATTCGAGCGGGTCGACGCTGCAGAGCAATTCCGGAAAGTACGAGGAAGCGGCAACCACTGCGGGCGACAGCTTCACCTCCGGACTGCAGAACATCGCCGACCAGTTCGGCGGCAGCATCGGTGACTTTGGCAATATCACGCTCGGCATCCGTCACGGCGACTATCGCGTCAACACCGGCGGCACCTCGCTGAAGAAGAAGAAGGGCGCCGTCGACTTCGACCAGGATGCCGAGGCTGCGATCAAGTACGCGATCATGCAGGCCATCGACCGCGGTGCCATTGCCGGTATTCGCGCCTCGACGCAGCGCCTGCTCAAGGCCGGTGATGACCTCGACGCAGCCCTGCAGAAAGCACTCGATTGGGAGAACGCCTTCCGCGAATTGAAGTCCTATAAGGACCCGATTGGTGCGGCCCTCGACGACCTCGACAAGGAATTCGAGAAGCTGATCGACCTCGCCAAGCAGGCCGGTGCCAGCACCGAGGAATGGGCCCAACTCGAAGAGCTCTACGGGATCAAGCGCGACGAGATCATCAAGGAGAACTCGGAGCGCCTCACCGCCTCGCTACAGGGGCTCCTCGACGACCTCACCATTGGAGACAGTGGTCTCTCGCTGCGCACCCGCGAGGCCAATGCACTGGCCCGATACCAGCCCCTCGCCGACCGCGTCGCCGCCGGCGATTCCACCGCCTATGACGACTATGCACAGGCGGCGCAGGATCTGCTCGACATCGAGCGGGAGCTTTACGGTTCACAACAGCAATACTTCGACCGGCTCAATGAGGTCACGGACCTGACGAAGTCGCGCATCAATGCCGAGACGAACGTCGTCTCGATCGCCGAAAACCGCGACAGTCCCTTCGATGCCACTGGCGCGGTGAAGAACTCGATCGACAGTCAGACCGAGACGCTGGGCAGCAAGCTCGATGCCCTGAACCTCAACTTCGGATCGTTCCTGCAAGCACTGGCAAGCGGTGCCTGGGGTGGTTCACTCGTCGGCATCAATACCCAGCAGGTCGCCAACTTCTGATGCATATCCTTGCCGAACTGACGCCGCTCGATCCGACAGACGGTTCGAGGCCGGTCCTTCGTGTCTCCTCAAGCGGGCGCGACCGCGATCTTGCCGGGTATAACAGCGAGCGCTGGTGGCCGGCGATCGTCGAGAAGCCGAAGTTCTCGATCAGGCTCTTCGACGGCGACTTCACCGGCGATGTATCTGTCGCCCAAGGCGGCCTAACGGTGCGTCTTGATGTTCTCGCCGTCGCCGATCCTAATGCAGCCCGCTACGTCTGGGCCGGTGCCGGGGTAGTGATCTATATCTGGTCCTCAGGTACGGCGACGCAGGTCTTCAACGGCAAGGTCACCGGCTTTGGAAGCTCCAAGAACCGGCTCGAACTCTCGATCGAGGTCGATACCGAACCGTTCAAGGTCGATGTCCTCGGTGCCACCTATGCGGGCACAACCGGGATTGAAGGCGGCGCCGATCTGAAGGGCCGGGTGAAGCCTTGGGTTCTGGGCCGGGCCGCCAATATCGAACCGGTCCTGATCGACACCACGAACTACGTCTACCAGGTCTCCGCTTACGGACCGATCGACGACGTCACTGCGCTTTATGAGCGTGGATCCAGCTTCGGTGCCAGTTCCGGGGATTATGCCGACTACGATGCCCTTGTTGCCGCATCTCTGCCGGAAGGGGCTTGGGCGACCAGCCTTGCCTACGGCCTGATCCGGCTCGGCGCCCCAGCCTATGGACTGATCACGGCGGACGTCGACGGCGACAGCAATGGTGGAACGTTCTGGCGCAAGACCGGCGAAATCATTGAACGCGTCGCCGATGCCCTGAGCATCGATAGCGGTCTGATCCAGTCCTCTTCGCTGACCGCGCTCGACACCGATGTTCCCTACAACATCAACCTCTATCTGACGGAACAGATCAGTTTTTACGACCTCGTCGTCGCCTTGGCCCGGCCCTGCAATGCCGTCGCCGGGGTCGATTTTCTCGGCAAGATCTTCGTCACCCGCGTCGTCTTTGATACCGCAGGCCTGACACTCGACGTTCAGGGCCGTCAATGGCCGCCGGTGGGCGCCGCCACCGAACAGCCGGTGACGCCGCCTTACAAGCGCATCGTCTTCGGTGCTGACCGGTGCTGGCGTGTCCACAGCCTCGACGAGATCACTTTCTATGCCCCGTTAATCGACATGGGGCTCTGGAACGCGGCGACGATCTACCGCGAAGGCAACATCGTTCATCTCGCTGATGAAACCCGCTGGATCTACATCAACACCACCCCCAGTGCCGCGAATGCGCCGGTGGCCGGAAGTGCCTATTGGGCATCCCTCACCGGTGACGAGGGCATCTCGACGGAACGCTGGCCCGCCGATCCGCCAACGGATTGGGTCATCGGGTCGATTTACTACGGCGAGGACAACCACCCCTACCGCTTCGAGGGGCTCGAGCTCTATTGCGGTTCGGAACAGCTCTTCTGTGGCTCAGAACCACTCCTCGGTTCCGGCTATGTCAGTGTCCGCGACAAGAACCTGACCGAAATTATTGCGTCACTGCAAAGCGTGGATGACGACAGCATCCTGACGATCGATGAAAAGATCCGCATCGTTATCCCGGAGAATGCCCGCCTCGAGGCGCAGTATCAGGGCGCGCTGGCGCGGGCCAACCTCATGGGGCTCAACGTCACTCCAATGACTGACGCCCGCTCGGCATGGATTGCACTGCGCGACAGTTTGTCACCGGCCTGGGACGATACCTCGCAGAATACCTCGATCACGCGCGAGGACTGGGACACCATTCTGTCGACCTACCGAGCCGCGATCGAGGACGCGAACACGACAATCGCGACGCCAGGCAGCATCACTGTTGTTCCGCCACCGGCTCAGACCGTGGCACTCGATTCCGACGGCGCCATCGAGTCAGGCGAGTATCCCCGCACTCTGACCCCAACGGTCAAGCGTGGTGAAACCGACATCCGCGACGACGACGATGTCAGCTACTCGATCACGACTTCAGGCATCACAGCCACGGTCAACAACACCAGTGGCAGTGCCGACAAGGGCAAGATTACGGCCACAGATGGATCGAGCGGCTACATCGATCTGACGGTGACAACGGGCGGCGTTGCCTTCGGCCCTTATCGGATTCTGTTCACCGAGAAAGCGGTGCCGATTTGGTCCGGAACCGGCACCAGCGGCAAGACCGAGTTGGGCAACGGATTGGTGTTGACCTGGAAGGAATTCACCGTTTCGGCCAACGCATCTGCGGAATTCGAAACCTACGGCGATGGCCATGAGTACACCACCTTCGCCCATGCCTGGCTGTCCGGCGGTGAAGGCGGCGCCAATGCTCAGGACAACAACCCCTACGTCGACTTCGATGCAGGCGGTGACACATTGACAGGCGCCTACATCAGCAGCGCCCGCGATAACGCCCACACCAACAAGCTCTTCTCCATAGGAATCTGACATGACCGACTTAACACTCCTGTCCGATGCGGACGCGGGCTCGCTTGCCACGGGCTACATGTACCTCTGGGTGCCGGGCACGCCGGCATCGCAGTACAAGGTTGCGATCAGCGATCTCGTAACCCTTGGTCTTGCCACGGCGGCATGGAAGGAGCCGGTCCGCGCCGCCACTGTGGCGGCCGGCACGCTGGCATCAGGTTTCGAGAACGGTGACACCATTGATGGCGTCGTCCTCGCCACCGGGGATCGCATCCTGATCAAGGACCAGGCCGCTCCGGCTGAGAACGGCATCTACACCGTCAATGCCTCTGGGGCGCCTAGCCGCGCCCAGGACGCCGATACCGGTTCCGAGCTGGTGAATGCTACCGTGGCGGTCTCTGAGGGTACAACCAACGCCGACAAGATCTTCACCTGCACCACCAATGCCAGCATCACGCTGGGCACGACCGCGCTGACCTTCGTCGACTATCTCTCTTCGGCGCGCGCCAGCCACAATCCCCAGGCAGCGAGCTACACCCTAGCCCTTACTGATGCCGGAAAACTGGTCAGCATCGAGAATGCCAGCGCGAACAATCTCACCGTTCCAGCCAACGCCAGTGTCGCCTTCCCGATCGGCACCCGCATCGATGTTGGGCAATACGGGGCCGGGCAGACCACACTTGTTGCCGACACCGGCGTCACGATCCGGTCCAGCGGCGGAAACCTCAAACTCACCGGACAATATTCCGGCGCGACCTTGCAGAAGATCGGCACCAATGAATGGTGGGCGTTCGGGGATCTCTCGGCATGACTTTGATGATGGGCATGCTTGAGAGCGTAGGCTCTGGTGGTGCAGGCGGAAGTGGTCACCTTTATTGGCGTATCACTTTTGATGCCATGCATACGACTGGGACGGTTCGAACCTGTATCTACGACATCCGAATGCGGGAAACTCCGGGCGGTGCGAGTGCATGCACCGGAGGAACAGCTTTTGCTACTGGAGCAGGGGCAGATGTATCAGGTGGACCATCCAACGGCTTCACAGCCACAGGATACTGCCGCTCCACCAATTCAGCATGGCAGATCGGCTACCAGTTTCCGTCACCTGTTTCGATCGTTGAGGTGGCTTTCAAGGCGAACAGCCTTGTGGACTACATGCCGATTTCTGGCGCAATCGAGTACAGCGATGACGGCGTAAATTATACCGAGGCTTTCCGTTACTATGACCCGATGATGCAGAATGGTGTCGATCAGGTCTGGCCGCAAGACCTGACCGGAGCGAGCGGCTATAAGGCTCATCGGATCAGGTGGAGCGCGATTAACGGTAGCGCTGTACTAATCCGAGAAGCTCAATTCATGGTCTCCGGAGTCGACGTCACCGTAGCAGGCAAAGGGTTTGCCGAGCCGGGGTCAACTTCTGCCGTACCTTCCCGCGCTTTCGATGACACGGATTCAACATCCATCGTCTTCAATAGCGGGACGATAAACCCAGCATATTTCGGGTGTAGCTACGACTCACCGAAAGCGATCACCAGCTATTCTATGAAAATATCAAACAACGGCACTTGGGGACCGAACACTTGGGTCTTCGAAGGTTCAAATGACGGGATCACATGGGATACGCTCGATAGTCGAAGCGGGATCACGTGGGTCGCGGACGAATTGAAAACGTTCACGCTCTAGGCAGGCTTGCCTGCAGATGCAGGGTCATTTCTGGCTCTAAAGCGAGGCCAAGTAAGATCTCGCATTCGGCCAGCCACGCGCCAGGCGACTAGAGCCAGCAGACTTCCTCCGATTGCGTCGACGCCATAATGCCAACCGGTGTGGACAGAGCCAACGACGATGATGATGAAGTAGCCGAACGCCAAAATTCCGATGCGGCGGTCCAAAGCAAATGTCGAAAGGGCAATCCAAAGGGTCGCCGCTACGTGCATCGACGGCATTGCGGAAATTCCCGCACCGACGGCGCCTGTTCCTCGATAGCTCGCCCATAAATAATCACTGGCTATCCGTGCAAAGTGCGGAAATGGAAGATCTGTGAAATCTGCACCATGCCCGAGGCGCTCGTAAAAAATCGGCCCACCTGAAGGGAGTAAATACTGAACAGCGCATCCAGCAGATACGGTGATGAAATAAGCCAGGATACAACGCGAACGAACAGGCGATGATGGGAGTAGAAAGATGAGCATCAAAGTGCTCATCTTTATCGGCGCCCAAACGATGTAGGCATAATCAATGAATGGCGCATCTCCGAAGATCGCGTGTGTTATACGCCAAGGATCGACGAAAAATATTGATCGATCGATCGAAGCAAGCATTGGATCCGCCCACATGTCAGTGACATACGGGATCATCGATTTGCTCCAACTCAAGGAGCAGAGTTGCAATGCCACAAAGGTGATGCCGGCAGACAAGCAGAACAGGAACCAAGACTTTTCGCGGATCACCGACAGGAGATCTCGAATAGGAGAATCCACATTTCTGCGCGCGAATTGAAAGAGCTGGAACAGAAGAAGTATAACCAACATAGTGGTTACGGTCACTCCAGCCAGTATAAGATACTCGACTACTGCAAGTTCGTATGCAAACTTGATGCTATACCCGATCGTAAAGACGACAACGTATTGAAGCGTCAGCAACGCGGCGCTAGGAATAAGCCAGTTTTTGTCCTCATTCATTTCGCTGTCATTCCAATCGGCTTTAACGCGCTGGGTCCGCGCACAAGTTGTGTGATTTAGCATCTCGATTTGTAGCAAAAGAGTAAAGAGCCGCTAAAGCGATCGACGATACTGCAGCGAGCCAAGGTGATAAGTTGAAGGCCTTCGCACCTTGAAGGATCGGATAATGCACGGCGTACAACGGGAACGACAAGGCGCCCATCCATGCAGCTAGTCGAGACGCTGGTTTCGCCCCGATCAGGAGGATGACGGGGCAAACAGCAACGACGAACGCGATGTCGACGAGCAGGTTGCGCGGCAGCGCGACGAGAGCAATACCTAGAACGACGAAGGCTATTTCAACTCTGCCGCCCATGGACTTGGGGCCACGCCACAAAGCCACTCCGATCGCATAAGCGAGGAGAACTCGAGGAAACCCGCCCATGAAACTGCCGGTTTTGTTTCCGACAAGGATTGAGCCCCACGGCCATGCATAAGCCATAAGTGCTACCAGGAAGATGAGAGCAAAGAGCAGCACGGCCTTCAGGGGAAGCCGCCACAATAGGATCGCGTGAATAAGATTGGCGGTAAGTTCGAAGAATATGGACCACGCCGGCCTATTGAGGATGAACGGATCGCCCAGTGGCTGAGGTATGAAAGCCAATGTTGCGATGAAGGTGAAAGCTAAGACTTTCGGATCCGTCCCCATCAACATAAATAGACCGAGCCCTAGCATTGCCCCAAGTGCCATCGGGGCAAACAGTCTCTTGAAGCGGATGCTTGTGAAACTGACCGGGGACAATCCAGCGCTGAATTTCGGCTCATAAGTTCGCGCCATCACGTAGCCAGAGAGCATGAAGAAGAAGTCCACGGCGAGATAAGCATGGCTCAGAAGTGGTAGGATTCCAAAGACTGTCCATAAATGGAAACCGAGGACCATAAGCGCAGCGATGCCTCGCAAGCCGTCGAGTCCTTCCAAGCGTTCCATCAATTCAAGATTACATCGCCTTGCGAATGAGCAAGTGAATTAATCACCAAGTCCCGAACCGGGGCGGGTTTCCTAAAATTATTTGAAGTCAAACGGGGGCAAGATGTCGATCAAGCACCAGGGCTCGCTATGCACCAGTTAACCGCAATCGAAATCTACACCGACGCCGTTCGGTGGTGGGGATTCCTCGCCGGCATCATTGGTCTCGACGACTTCAGGCGCCGTGTCGTCGCCTGGCGCAAGGAAAGGAGATGGCTTCCGGTCCGCCAGATGTGGATCGATAGCAGCGCCAAGGCGATGGTCTGCATCTTCCTGCTCCTCGCCGGGTTCTCGATTCCGCTGACGTCTCGAATGCCTGGGTTCTCGTCTGACGATGCTCGCTTCCTCGCCATCATGGCGACAGCATGGTCCAGCGTTGCGGGCGCTGGCTGGGCGTATGTCATCAGCCGGGCCTACCGGCCTCGCGTGCTCATCCTGACCGGCGCGATCGCTCTCGTCGCCTGTCTCTTCGCATCAATTCTCACAGCACAAGGGGGCTAGATACGTGACGTATGGGGGCGACACGATAATCAAGACTGTTCCGCCACTGGTCATTGCCGCGGTTTCCAAGGCCTTTGATCCCTGGTGGCTTATCATCATCCCACTCGGCCTCGTGATCGGCACTATGGCCCAAGCGGGCCGCATGGTCCGTGATCGCCGGACCTGGGAAGACATCAAGAACGAGCTGCTCGTCTCGTTATTGGTTGGTGGGGCGAATGCTCTACTGGCGTCGGTGATCATCTTCACCTGCAACATGAACTACCTCCAAGGCCTTGTCGTCGCCGCGCTGTGCGCATTCGGCGGTGTCAACACCGTCGATAAAGCGGTGGACTGGGCCTACCGGCATCTCCTGAATGATGCCCTCGCCCGCAAGCGCGAGGACGATCCCAAGGCCTGAGGGCCTCACCTCTCCGAAAGGACAATTCGATGACCTATTCTCTGGGCCAGCGCTCGCTGGCGCGGCTCGAAGGCGTGCATCCGCTCCTCGTGTCTGTTGTCCATCGCGCCATCGCGATCACGGCGCAGGACTTCACGGTGCAGGAGGGCTTGCGCTCGATCGATACACAGCGCCTCTACGTCCGGCGCGGCGTCTCCAAGACGATGAATTCGAAGCACCTGAAGCAGAGCGATGGCTTCGGACACGCCGTCGATTTGGTGCCGTGGCTGAATGGTCAGCCTCGTTGGGAATGGCCGCTGATCTGGGCCATCGCCGTTGCTATGGATCAGGCCAGCGCGGAACTGAAGGTGCCGCTGACTTGGGGAGCGATCTGGGACAAGCAGATGAGCCAGTACGGCGGCTCACCAGAAGCGCTGCGCGCCGAGGTCGACGCCTATAAAGTCAGACACCCCGGGCCTGATTTTATCGATGGCCCTCACTACCAGCTCGCCTGACCGATGAGCACCGACGAAACCCCCGCCGCGCACGACAAGAAGCGTAGCGCGATCCGCACCTGGGCGCTGATAGCCGTCGTCGTTTCCAGCGTCTTCCTCATGGTCTTCGCCTGGCGCCTCGTCGACCGGCTCGCTTCGCCGGACTGGTGCAACCAAGCGCTTGGCGCGACGAAATACGTCAACGGACGTCCAGACTATGCCGTGAAGGCATGTGTCGAACTAATGCTGGTCCAACTCAAGGGACTGTCGACACCTCTTCTCGTCACGATCGGCACCTTTGCCGTCTGCCTGTTCGTACTGGTCGTGATCGTCCTTGCCGGTGGCCGGGTGCAATTCTCGGCAAACCGGGACGGGGCCTCAACCACTATCGGACGCGACGGAGGCGACTGATGCTCACCAACCTCTTCGCCCCGTTGGGCACTCGGATCTTCGGTGGCATCTCGCTTGCCCTCCTTCTCGGCTGCGTCGGCCTCGGCCTCTGGGCTCGGGCAGAAGGCAATCGGGCAGATAAGTGGGAAGCCCGGGCCGAAGTGGAGGCCTCGAACCATCGCCAGACCAAGGACAATTACCGCGCGGCCCAAGTTGAAGCGAAAGCCCTCTGGCAAGCCCACCGCGAGGCCGACGAGAAGCGCTCGGCCGAGATGGCAAAGGAGATCGATGATGCGAAAGGTACATTGGATCGGCTTCGCGCTGATTCTGCTCGGTTCCGTGCTTCTCACAGCATGCAAGCACTCTGCGGAACCTCCGCTGAAAGTGCTTCCCGAGGAGCCACAACCGGCGGCGAAGATCATCCTACCCCGAGTGGTGACGGATCCGGTTCCACCGAGTTTGTGGTCCTCACCCGACAGGAATTCGACCAGCTCGCCGAGCACGACAACTACGTCACCGACCGACTGAACCGCGTCAGGGCATGGGGCGGCATGCTCATAGAGGACAACCGGGCCATACCGCTGGCCGAGTTCGGTCAAGCCGATGCCCGATAACCGCTTCCGCTTCGGCTACGGCTTCAGCGCCCCCGGCGATGGTGTCCCCTTACTCGCCGCCTCTGGCGAGACCTTCATCCTCGTCAACGGCAAACACTTAACTATCGGCAACAACTATCTGGTCTTCAGCGACATTCATGGTCTCGTCGTCGCCAAGGGCCGGAAGAACGCCTGATCCAAAAGCCCTGAAAGGAGAGCCTGATGGCTTCAGCAATCGTCACCTATCACAGCTATTCGGCGGCCCCGCGCTTTGCCTTCAGTGATGACGTCATTCCGGTCCTGCCGGCACAGGAAGGTGACCGTGACACCCTCGATTTTACTTCAGCGGCGGATCACGGCGAGGTTGTTGCCGCCCCCATGATTGCGGTGGTCCTCGCCGACACCGATTGCGGCCTTGGCGTAACCGATGCCGAGGTTTCCATCACGCTGGCCAAGACGCGCCCGATCAAGGCCAATGCCGTCGACTACATCTTCGTCCCCGAAGGCATGCGCCTCGGCGTGATCGCTGAGTCCTGATCGGAGCCTGAAGCATGGTAGCCACCCCTGCACGCATCGGGTTCATCACCGAGAAGTATCGCCGCGCCACCTCAGGCCCTGATGCCGGCGTCGTCTCCCGCTATGGTTCCTTGGCCCGCGATACCACTGATCCGATCGAGACCTATTTCGACGACGTCGCCGATGCGCAGGTCATGTCCGATGAACGGCTGGCCCTGCTGAAGGAGACCCGGCGCCTGCTCGCGATCGGCATCCCTGACACCTCGACCGGGTTTGGTATCAGCTATCAGCCGGTGATCCCGACCGCACATGTCATCGATGATGAACGTGCCTACGCTTCCGACGCCCTGATCGTGAGTATCGAGATCGATACCGGGGCCGAAGTCACTAATCTGCTCACCTGGGGCTGATCCGACATGGCAATCCAACTTCCCTTTGCGGTTCGGCCGCTGGCGCTCGAATCCATCGCCTCTGGTAACGAACTGGCGAACCGGCCGGCATCGAGCCTGGGCTATCTCGATTACGTCAACATGGTCTGGCAGAGCAGCGGCAACACCAATCTCTGGGCCCGCGGGCAATTCGAGGGCGGCGCCAGCAAAGACGTCGATTTCATCTCACTTATCTCCGCTAACGCATTGGCCGGAACCACAATCCGGGTCAGGCTCGGAACCTCGCAAGCCGAGGTGGATGGTACCGCACCCTATGACAGCGGAGCCCTGACCTACATCGATCCGGCAATCACGCGCGAAGACGGCCTCTATCACAGCCATCTTGAACTCAGTGCTGTGGAGACCTGTTCGTGGTGGCGCATCGACATCGGTGGCCATACCGGAGACTTCCAGGCCAGCGGCCTCGTGATCGGCGAGAAGGTGACGCCGACCCGGTTCTACGACAAGGACTTCGAGCTCGGTGTCGAGCCACTCGACGAGATTGAAATCAGCCGCAACGGCGTCGTCGGCAAGGTCGACGGCATCGTCCTGCGTACCCTGCTCTTCCGGCTGTCCTGGCTCACCGAGGCGGAATACTTCGCCACCTTTGCACCGCTGGCCGAAGCGCTGGGCAACAGCGGCATATCGTTCTGGTGCTTCGATCCCGAATCCACGGTCTACCGGCAACAGAAAACCTATCTCGGCTACTTCGGCCGGGCACCATTCGCGCGGGGTGGTGTGAAGCCGCGCACCTATGCGCAGGAATATCAGATCCGCTCAATCATCTGAGCGACACAGGCTCGGCGCCGGGGTGGACGCCGGGAGCGGGGGTGGGGTTCAGGCCCTGCCCCCGCTTTTTTGTGTCCGGCGTCTGTGGTAGGGACAGCGCGCTGCGGCGTGATGGGATCGGTTAAGCACTGTCTCGCGCTGATGCATACAGCGAGACGACCGCCCTCCTGCGTCAACGGAGGGGTCCGCCGCAGCACCCTTCCCGAATTCCGCCGATAGGGTTCGTCTCAGATACCTACGGTAGGGGGTTGGTTTTCGGCAGTTTAGGTAGTCTCGGCGGCGGCGAACTCAATCGATCTCCATCTTGAATGACCAGCCCGCCTTGCGAAGCATCGATCTCGCTCTGTCCGCCCAGCCAAAGAATTCCATGACCTCTCGCTGCATGGCTCCGACATCATCGGTCGGGCGGACAACATGGGCACGGACATCTTCGAAGCCATCAGGCCGATCGGCGGGGACTGAGGAGCTTATCGCTACTAGGGCCCCCGCCGGCGTCTCGTAGACCTCAAGAGTGATCTGCATCGGATCGCGGCCGCGGGTCTCGAACTCGGTGCTGGCAATCTCTTTGCCGTTGAATTCGAGCGTGGGTCCGCGGTTCTGCTTGATCTCGATGCGCTCATATTCTGTCGTCATGTCCTAGTCCTTTCCTTGGGTGTTGAGGGTAGGGCTAGATGCCCAGCCTGCACTGCTTCGTCGAGCCACCGCTCGTATATTGGCTTCATGCATACGGCTGCGGTTTGCCGCCATCGCAGATCATTGGCCTGCCCTACCTTCATCGAGAAGTAGCTGCGCGGCGCGTGTCTGCCATTCGCCCTGAGGTAAAGCGTCCATGCGCGCTTGAATTGTCGGCGATCACCTGAAGTTGCGAGCCGAAGCATCCGCGCGGTAATGATCGGTGGGCCTGGGATGAAGTCCCTCGACAACTGCTCGTATGAAATACCAAAGGCTTCCGCCATCTGGTTGATGAATTGGTTCGCGAAATCGGTGTGCTGCACTGTCGCCTCCTTATGCCGCGATAGGGCGCCGCGCCCACTTGTGCATGTTCTCGGCCTTCACCTTCAGCCATGCATCCGTCCTGCTACGCCGGTAGGGGGATTCGGCGCGCTTGATCACGACGCCCTCACCGTCCTCGGCCCAGACCCGCCGCACCATGTCGACGACGTCCGATTCGGTGAAGGCCCACTCGTCAGTTACCAACTGAACGGCGGTAGGGGTCAGCGCACCGCGTGAGCCCGGCGCCCAGGTCCAGCCATCGTCTTCGGGCTCGCTGGCCTCGAGAAGCTCCTTCAGCCAGGCCTTGCGCTCGATCAGGGGGGTATCGGACCCTCCGGCCTGCCATTCCCGGTAGGGCATGGCGTCGAAGGCATGGAAGACGCCGCGTTCACCGCCCCGTCGCCAGCCACCCTCGGCCCATGCCTTTGTTGCCGCCAAGGTGCCGTCGACCACAAGCTCACCGTCGATGAACAGCTTTTCTCCGGCCACCTCCTCGATCGCGGCCAAGCGGCGCGCGATATGATCGCAGCCGTGGATCGGCTGGCCCTGCCGGGTGAAGAGGTGCGGCTTCTCATCGATGCCGTGGAAGCGCAGGCAGCGCCATCCGTCCCACTTCCGTTCGATCATGGCACCATCGGTAGGGAGGGTGCCGCGCCAGTCGCCGAGGAGGTGGCAGAGGGCGGTCATGGTTTTTGCTCGAATAGCACGCAGCCGAAATCGCCGGTTGTACGGATTGAGGCAGCATAGCTGCTTCCGTCCTGCGCAACAGCTTTGGCAGCCTTGAGCGCTTCAGCTTCTATCCGTTGAACTTCGCTCCAGTCTTCGAAATCGTACTTGTCTTTGCCTTCGTGGGGGAAGGCGGCATTTTCGACGTCCCACGCCTGTTTGATGGCAAGGCAACGACGCATACCGGCATAATCAAAATCCCACTCTCTCGGCTCATCCCAATGCTTGCACTGATCGCACCGCATTTCTCATTCCTCCGATAGGGGGCAGGACTTAACCCGCCCCTGATTTCCACGATAGGGGCTTAGGCCGCCTTGCTGGCACGCAATGCCGCCTCGGCCCGCGCCACCCTCGAAACCATGCCTTCGAAGCGCTGCGCCAGGTTAATGACGGCCTGCTCGGAGCGCTCCGCCCTCGCCTGCAATGCGGCATTGGCGTTCCGGGCCTCGTCGCGTTCCCGCATAAGCCGGGCAACATCGCTGGCACGTTCCGGCTGCGACGGGTCCGCCATATCCCGGCGGAGCTTGGCCAGCTGGGATCGCGTGACGTCATGGGCCTGTTGCCGGGCCTGAGTGGCGGCACGCGCGGCGGCGATCATTCGGCGGGCGCGTTGGGCACTGGCGAGGCGGCGCGTCTTGGCCTTGCGGTAATTGGCCGCGACCTGATCGAAGCAATATTGCAGCGCATCCCGCTCCGCCCTCGCCTCGCGCGCCAGATCGGCAACTCGCAGTCGTTCGGCCTCCGCTTCGCGATACGCTGTGTTGGCGGCCTCAAGTGCGCGGCGGTCCAAGTCCGCCGTTTCGCGCCTGGCCTTGCGCTCCGCCCATGCCCGGCGGATTGCCCTTTCGTGGGCCGCGGTGCGCTTTGGCTGCGCTTCCACGATAGGGGTGATGTCCGATTGCGCCGGTAGGGCATCGACGCGCGCCTCGAGTTCAGCAAGGCGGGCTTCGATTTTCGCGATAGGGTCCGTGGTCATCTCGTTGACGTCACCGCAATGATCGACGCCGGGCAACTCGCAAGTTTGGCTTGACGGTTCAGGAGAGGCGAGTTCCGGCCCGCTGGGCGCGTCGACGGCTTCCACCGCCTCCGATGCCATAACGACGGGCTCTTGCGCTTCCTGCGCCGTCTCCGTGCCAATTTCAGGCATCGGCGCCGCCTCAGGTTCTGCAACCGGGATAGGGGCCGCCTTCACTTTGGCCTTGCGCGGTGCGCGGACCGGCTTCAATCCGGACCATTCCTGCACTTGCTTCGCCGTCATCGGCAGCTTCCCCCGCTTGTCCGCCGGTAGGGGTAAGGTGCGGATGACGTTTCCGTCATCGTCGACGATTTCACAGATCACAACTTGGGGGACGCCATAGCCGGGCATCGGGATGACGATTTCGCCGCGCACCTCGATTCCCGCTGCGGTGTATTCCGCATTGCCGGGAATGGCGATGCCGTCGCGCTGGGCCAGCCATTGCAGATAGGCGCGCACCTCGCGAGCGGTCGCACTGCGCGGTTTCTCCGCAAGTTTGCCGGTAGCGGCTTCAATTCCGGTTGTGACGTCGAAGAGATTGAACATTGCCCTAGTCCTTTCATTTGCCGGTCAGACGGGACCGGCGACCGTTGGCGAAGCGCCACCGCCGAACCGGGAAGACCCGGCGCGGGGATGGCGGGCGGCCGAAGCCGCCGCGCCCTTTATTCCTCGTCGCCCTCCGGTTCTTCGATCCACACCCAAGCCGCAACCCATGTGCCTTGGTCGCCTGCGGACGTTGCGGGCTCGTCGTCGATTTCAATATCATCGGTGCCGTATTTCGCGTTCGCCTCCTCCCGCAATCCCGGGTCTGCGATGCCATCGGAGACGGTGGCAAGAATGGCCGTTGCCTTGACTAGAGCAAGGCGCGCCGCTTCGCGGTCGCTGTCACCACGCAAGGCAGCATCGGCACGCATAACGGCATCCTGCAAGGTGCGGAGATCGGGGGTGTTGATGAATGCCATGTGTCCTATTCCTTTCCTCGTGCCTTGGCTCATCAGCGGAGGGCTAGGCGGGCCGCTCCGGACCGGCACCCGCGATAGGGGCGCCGGTTTCGCCGGGGAATTAAAACTCGCTGGCGTTGGTGACGATGAACCGGTCATCACCCGCTTCAACTTCGGCAATATCGCCACCGAGGAGCAATTCGCGGCCAGCGCGCTCCCAATCGATGCAATTGAATGGCCATTGCCCGGCGCGCTCTTCGAAGTTCTCTATGGTCTCGCTGGCCAACTCTTCGGCGTAATCGGCCGCAAGATTCCATCGGTCGCTCGAATAGGTGCGGACATCCCCGCACCGCTCGATTGCTTCGGCGACCTTGTAGCCGAGACCACCGACAAGCCAGAACAGACCGCGCCGTTTATCCTCGTCGTCATCGTTCAAGACTTCAGCGATTGCCGCCACCTCATCCAGATCCGGCCATTCGGACGAGATGAGTCCGGCAAATCCTTCGTGATCATGGATCGCCCATTCCTCCGCACTGGCGAAAGGTTCGCCGAGTTCGCCGCCGCATTCGTCGCATTCATCGTCAATGCTCGAATCTACATGCTCGCTTTGGATATGTCCGCAAGACGTGCAGCGTGTGCGTTGGACGTTGGGGCAAGGTGACTTGGCCAACATCTCATTGATGGCCTGGCGCAGTTCATCGCCTGATTTGCCGTCGCAATCGATCCAGACGCCATGCAAGCGGCCATTGTTGTAGGCGGCGAGGCAAGCGGCATAGATGCGCGTTTCGGTCTGGGTTGCGGTCATGAGCATTTTCCTTTTCCTTTCGTCTGCCCTGCCATCATCAGGCACCGCGCGGGCGTTGCGGTGCGACGGGACCGAAGCCCCGTTTCGGCTAGTTCAATTCCTTGATGATCCACGCGCTAAGAAATTCGGGGCAATGCTCCCAATCGTAGGCCTCAAGCTGCTCGCCAGCCTCAAAAGCCTTTTCGCATGGCTCTATTGCGTACATCAGCGCATGACGAAGTGACGGCGTGCCCATGCGCACCCGGTAGGCTTCGGCCTTCGCCTTGGCCTCTTCGCTCAAGCTGCCGTCTAGGTAGGCCTCCCAAAGGCACATAGCGGTTTCAAGGTTCGCTTCGGTGTAGGGCATGGCTCAGGCCTCCCATGCTTCGGCATCGTCGTATCCGTCGATTGGCCATGGCATCGGCTGGCCCTCATGTTTCGGACGGAAGGGGCAACAGATACCGCCAAAGTCCATCCCCTGCATTGTCGTTTCCCCGGCCTCGATATCGAGGAGCGTGGCCAGCGCGAAGGCCATGCCATTTCCTGTCGCGCACAAGGCACGCTCAAAGGTTAAGGCCTTATCGGGGGCAACTGACTGCAGCGCCTCGAGCATCTCGTCTAGCTTCAACTGGTAAGACATTGTCAGGCCCTTTCGAGCATGGCGCACAAGGCGCAGTAGGAACGGAGGGCGCGGGGCAAGTCATGGGCCAAGCTGGCCACGGCAAAGCCTGCGCCGAGGGCAAAGAGTGAGGGGATTAGGGCGGCCATTGCTCAGGCCTCCGCGGCAAGGTTGAACGGGGCAACACTAGCAAGGCCGCAATCATCGAAGTCGACGCTGCACCAGCCGTTGCGCGTCATCCGGCGAAACGTGCCAGTCTTCCCGGCCAGCAAAGCCAAAGTGCCGACATAGCGGACACGCTGATTGCGTTTGAACGGTGCTTGCATCGCTCAGGCCTCCCGCTCGCACTGGAACGACAGGCCCTTGGCGGCATCACTAAGCGGCATGGCGCCGAAGCAATCCGAGACGGTCAAGCCGTGGTCGATGACATAGGCGTCACCCTTGTAGAGCATGACCAGTTGCCACCGATCGGCGGCGCCCATGCCTACCCAGCTCGAAGAGACGACAGACGCCACGGCGGACCATGCCAGGCCGGCGGCGATGACTGCGGGAATGATGATTGCGAGCTTGCGCACTGTCCTTGTCCTTTCATGGGGGCGACTGTTGCGCCGCCCCCTGTCCTTTCGTTTGCCGCTGTATCGCGCGGCGCCGATGAGTGGATAAAGACACGTTGCGCGCTTCAATGCAAGTAAAAAGTGACGGAATACCGCAGAAAAACGCGGGTCCTACCTATAGATGACAGTCATGATATGCGCTTAGGGACCGCATTATTTCAGAGTGACTTCAGTTATACTGTTTACGTTAGTTAGAAGAGACAGTTCTTGATCGTCATTTGATCGCCGCAGGCATAGAAAAAGCCGCCACGCAACGCGCAGCGGCTTCTCGCTTCGATGAGCTGTTGATCAGGGCAGTTCGGCGATTTTCACCATTCGCGCGCCGAGCTCGACACCTGGCATAGACTCTGACTTCAAGATGCCATTGATCTCACCTTCGCCTACATCCCCTTCGAGCACCGCAACATGCTCGACGTCGCCCTGCATGCGAAAAACATTCTCTAATTCTTCACCCGGCAGATCGGTGTTCCAAACCCAGCTTCGGACCCTGGCGAGGATCTTGCCGCGATCTACCTCGTATGTGCCGAGATAGGCCATGGCGGAATCGCCACCAAAGACACGGCCACTTTCGAGAACAACGATGCCTCCCCAGATCAATTCGTTCTCGGCACCAACCGAGCCGCTCTGGAATTTCCACATACCTTCGACAGACATAAATCCCCCTTGAATGGTGAAACGCCAGGAGAATTTAGGATCGCTTGGTTACGAGAACCAGAATTTCGGGTGTTAATATTTATCCACACACCCCGGTTCGGCCTGCTCGGCCTTCGCCTTCTCCCGCAGCCGGTCGATAAGCACCGGCACGACGTTTCGCAGTTCGATCAAGGGAATGTCGGTGCTCTGTGAGAAGGCGACACGGTCGTAGAGCCGCTTGGCATATTCGAGCAGCTCCTCATCGGTCATTTTGTGGTGCTGATCGAGGTAAGTCATGTGACCGCAGGCTCAGTCGGGCCAGCAATGCGATCCAACATGTACCCGATCGCCGCACGTATTGCGGCATAAAGGCTAAGCGCTTCGTCTTCGGATTCGATGCTATCATCAGGGTGCATCAGCGGATTTCGATGTAGGTCTTTAAGACCCTTCAAAACTTCAATTACTTTGGGATCACCGACCTTGAGATCGGCCATCTTTCTGAGATAATCACCAATGTTTCTTGACTTCGGACGCTGATCAACACTTGCAACTTCATCAAAATAACGCCGCAGTACGGATTCATTCGCGCGGTGAAAATGGAAGCCAGCGGCGGTAAATAGCTCGAATGCCAGGCATCTTGCGCCAGCGCTAACATCATCCATGGCCTGTGGAACTTTAACAGGGAGACTTTTAGGAAACATCGCAGCGCCGTTGTTAGTCATGCTCAGTACATCAAATCCACCTTTATTTCCAACAAGATAAAGCGGCGAGTTCTGAAGTTCTGCGAGAAGAACTGCTTCAAATTGACGGAATTTCGCTTTCAGATTGATGATCGCCCACTTAGTTACTGGGTCCTTGAAATTATTGGTATTCTCTAGGTCCGCATTCATATTTTCTAGAGCTTCGGACAAATCCTGCGCCGATTGGTGTAAATTTCTGATGCTTTCACTGAAGGCGCTATTATTGAGAAAATCTGTGATAGCTTGGAGAGCTGCATTGACCGGGAAAAAAACGTCAATCTTGCGGCAATCCTCTTCTTTCATCACTCCGATCGGCCGCACCTTAGCGCCTAGTTCATAGAGATAAGCACCGTCGATCTTGAACATAGTATCACCTCTAAATGCCCGGCCACACTGAATCGATTCGCCAAGACCAGTTCGATCCTATTAGCATTATCTGATTGAAAGATGGCGAAACTCGAATGGAGGCATGCGGTCACCATCCAAACATACGATTGATTTCGTTCTCATCGATGCGGCCTTCAGTCGACTGGCGCCGGGCCCGCTTCACCAAGCCGTCCCAGAAGCGCCAGAATCTGAGTTGCAAGTCTTTGGTCCAGCCCTGACGCTTCGCGAGACGGAAGAAGCGGTGATAGGTCCGGCGCATCGGGGAATGGGGCGGGACGTAGCGACGCCAATGATCGGAGCAGAGCCATTGATCATTGGCGAACCGGCCCTTGGCATCAGTGGTACGCTTGCAGCCCTCGATCGCGCAGGGGTTTCGGTCCCGGTGTTTGCTGCAGCGATAATCACGACCGACGAGGCCCTGCCCCATGCTGACGCAACTCAGCTCGCGGAAGGCAACATCACCGCAACAGGCGCAGACCGGAGCCTGGACCATAATGCAGCCTTCGAACTGAGCCTGAAGCTGCTCCGATGCTGCCGGGACCTGTACATTCAGGAATCGCTCGATCGCGTTGCGTGACCAGCGCTGCCCAGATGTCGCCGGAACCTTCCATTGGTAGCAACGATCTTCACGGCCAACGTCTGCCTCGCTGTGATCGATGAAGAGGAATCCCCGCTTCTCCGGATGGTAAATCTGAGCGCGAGAGGTGGTGGTGATCACGGCCTACTCCTTCCTGTCTTGCGGACGCCGCCTGAAGAGCCAATCCGACCACGAACCGGAACAGGCGGTGCAGATGTGCCCGAGCCATGGCGGCTTCCCGGTGTTGTTGGAGCTTTCGAGCTGGATCCAGCCATCGGGCACACCGGGCGTGCCAGGCTCCTTCCTGTCGCATCGGTCACAGGTGAAGGTCCTAGAGATCATGCAGACACCCCTGCCTGGCGGTGTAACTTCGCCAGCCCATCAGGCGTGTCCGGATAGTCGCCTTCGATCTCGAATTCGCGCCGGCAAGGTCCGATCCAGTCGAACTGTTTCACGGCATCGCTTTCGTGGGCCCAGATCAGGGCCGAACATGAAGATGCCGTTCCGGCCTTGCGCTTCGGGTTTTCTTCGCTCGGATCCGGATCGCCTGACCGTACCAGTCGGCCCTTGAGCATCACGACCCGTTCCGAGAATTGCAGAACGAAGGTCGGCGGCCGGCGCGAGAACAATTCGCGATACCGATCCTCACCTTCGAGGAAGCCGGTCCGGCAGATAACCACGACACCTTTGCTGCTCGTCGCCAAAGCCCGCTCGATGAACTCCTGCGCCAGGCGGAACGGCGGGTTCATGAACGTCCAGTGGACTACCTCGAGCGGAATCGGGAACAGGTAGTCCACCACCGGAAGACCTAGCCCGTAGTCGTGGACATCGAAGGCTTCGACGTCACCGAAATATTCTTGCAGCGGCCGAAGCATGTGACCGCGGTTTACACAGGGCTCCCGACAAGTCAGTTGCCCGAGCCGTTCTGTCGTCAAGCGGCGGGAAATGAAGTCGCAAAGCGCGCGGACCGCCCAGGGCTGTGATGGAAAGTCGTCGAGGCTGTCGTGCGGCTCGCTGCGCTGCTGCATGACGGCGGAGGAGGTGTTCTGGCCGGTCATAAGCCGTTAACTCCATGCATCTGGCCGACATTTTGGAGAAACACCGCCATCCCTTCACCATAACCCAAACTGGACAAGAGTTCGGTCACGAGGCGATCCAAGAGCCGATGCGACTCCTCGCGATCGTGCTGCATCACGATTTCGCGACAGGCGGCTGCGAACTCGCTTGGGGAAATGACCGGCAGCGAGCCGATCGAGATAGGCACGGCGGCCTGCCCAGCGATCTCCGAAATCGAGGCTTGTGTCATAACGCCATCCATTCTGCGCTCCGCTGGTCGCATCTGCGCTGTCGATGAAGTCGTATTCCCTCGCGACCAAGACGCCGCGCATGTGATGAAGTACCGGCGGCCGATTGCCGAGGTACGGTGCGATCTCGTCCATGCGCCGGAACCAAGCCTCGCAGCCCACGGCCGCATCCTCGCCGGTTCCAGTCCAACCCAAGCAGACGCGAGGATATATGTCGCAAAGGCGCAGTAGTCGATCGATCGGACCGTCCATGTGCCAGAGCGGCGCCCCCTTGGCTGGTCCGAATGGCCACTGCGGAAGTAAGCTGTCGTTTAGCTGGGAAGGCGCGCCCGGCGCATCGGGTATCACAGCCCACCGCCCGGGCATGAAAAGCCGAGACTCCAGCCACTCGAAATAGGGTGTCCAGTCCTCCCGCATAAACCATGGCTCGCCGCGCTTCAGCGCCGCCTTCCATTCGGAGAACGCTCCATTGTCGAAACATGATGTCGGGGCTTATCGCCTCGACTACCTCCACATCGTCAGGACGCCAGAAGCTGACACAAAAAGGCCGCCTAGGACCAACTGCCAGCAAAGCCGGTTTCGGCGTCATAGGGGTGCCATTGTAAATGACGGGCCCAGTCATGCGGCCTCTCCAAACAAGTCCATCTGCTCCGGCATACCCAGCACTGCGCCCCACTGCTCAGCGGCGGCATCGGCCATGCCCGGGAAGGTCTCGCTGCGCAGCTTCGCCCGATCCGGTCCCGGTGGCATGCGATGCACCCGGCTCCATTCCTTGTGCTCTTCAGTCCCGGGCCGAGGTGGTGTCAGTTGGTTGGTCGGCTTCAATTCCGGCAGTGCGACCAGTTCAAATCCTGTCGCCTTGAAGAAGGGATCGCCGAACCACCAAGGCTGGACGAACTGCGTCTGCCCGCGGCGGGTGAGTTCTATGGCATAGCGGTGCATGACGGGGTTCTCGATCGCCTTGCGCTTGATCGGCGCATCCCGGCATGTCCGGTAGAAGGACGATGCTTCATGGAGTTCGGCCCAGCGGCCCGGGTCTCGGCCGTTGATCTTCTTCCCGCCGATGTAGAGCCACTTCACACCGCTGTTGCACAGGATCGTGCAAGGCGGATGCATCACGGCCAGCAAGTCCCAGCCATCTTCGAAGTGGTCGCGCAGATCGCCGCGGATATGTCGATTGCTGCCATCGTCGGCCGCTTCGAGATCGCATGACCAGGCATCGAAGCCTCTGGCGAGGAAGGCACGGCGCATCACGCCAGATCGTTCGCAACCAATCAGGACGCGTGGAGCCGTCAT